GAAGAATGTACGCAGCTCTCGGTGTAGATAACGTAGACGCACTTTTACAACCACCGCCAGACAATACACCAAAACCACAAGACGCAGGGTTAGAAAACGCTGGTTTATTGATGGGACAACCTGCCCAGGCTTTTGCTGAACAAAATCATCAAGCGCATTTAGATACACACAAAAGTTTGTTTTTAACGAGTATTGTAAAAGAAAGTCCACAAGTACAGGCTTTAATTATTTCTCATTGTATGCAGCATTTACAATTTATGGCCATGCAGATGGCTCAAGAGCAGATGCCACCAGAAATGCAACAACAAATACAACAAATACAAGCGCAGATGCAACAAGTATCACCACAAGAGGCACAGGCTATACAACAGCAAATACAGATGGTTACTGAACAATTTAGTTCACAAATCATGGCACAACTTGCTAGTGAGTTCTTGCAATCTATTGGTATGGGTGCTGGTGAAGATCCATTAGTAGATATTAGAAAACGTGAATTAGATCTAAAAGATAAAGAACTCAACATGGAATCTGAACAGTTTGCAGCTAAACAAGGTCAAAGACAGCAAGAAAAAATGATAGAAAGTGATCTGCAACAACAAAGGTTAAATGTGCAAAAAGAAATAGCAGATGATAAACTTGGTGTAGCTTTAGACAGACTTAAACAAAATGCTGATTTAAAGTTATTTGAATTAGAAAATAAAATTCGAGGAATATTATGACAACATCTTACATATTAGAGGCTCAGAAAAAACTTAAAGCCGAAAAGAAAAAGTTGCGCGAGCAAGAAGCTATTGATGCAAAAGCCGCAGCAGATGCAGAAGAAATTAAACATCAAGCTAATTTAGCCAGAATTGCAAAAAAGATGGCTATTATTAATGGCGAGGTAATTCCAGAAGAAAAACCAAAAAAAGTTGTAAAGAAAAAACCAGCTGCAAAGAAGCCAGCTGCAAAGAAGCCAGCTGCAAAGAAAAAAACAACCAAAAAGAAAACTAAGTAATTTATGGACGAAATCGCTGTCTTAGACAATATCAAAAAAGCTATCAGCAATAGAGAGCAACAGATACAAGAAACTTTAATGTCTGGTGGGCTAAAAGATATAGAACATTATAAATATTTGCAAGGAGAGCTTTCTGCTTTATACTATATTGCAAACGAACTTAGTGACATGGGAAAAAATATATGACGAGTATTCAAGAAAACAACGGTACAGCCAAAAAGGTAGCAGAGGCTTACGTTGATCCAGAAACAGTGGTTTTAGATCCAGAAAAATTAGATCAATCAATTTTAGATCGTATGCCGCAACCAACAGGATGGAGAATGTTGGTGTTACCTTATGCTGGTAAAGGCAAAACAGATGGCGGTATTATACTAACAAAACAAACAACTGATCGTGAGGCATTGTCTACCGTTGTAGCTTATGTGGTAAAAAAAGGACCGCTTTGCTATAACGATAAAGCAAGATACGGAGATTCACCCTGGTGTGAAGAAAAACAATGGGTTTTAATCGGACGCTACTCTGGTTCGAGATTTAAACTTGAGGACGGTGCAGAGGTTCGCATCATCAATGATGATGAAGTGATTGCCACCATACTTAATCCAGATGATATAGTGAGCTTATGACGATAGAGAACGAACAAAATCAAATTCAACCAGAAGTTGAAGATATTGAGGTAGAAGTAACTGAATCTGAGTCAGAGGTGCAAAGTGCCTCTAGCGACGACGAACTTGAAAATTACACAAAAAGTGTAAGCAAAAGAATAAATAAACTTAATGCTAGAAACAGAGCTGCTGAAGAAAAAGCAGCTGCATTAGAAGCTGCATTGCAACAAAGAGAAGCTGAGGTACACGCTTATTATAATCAAGCGGTGCAATCTCAACAAAGTTTGCTTGCAAAAGAAGAAGAAACAGTAAGCATCAAAGAACGTGAAGCTAATGAACTTTATAAAAAAGCTCATGCTTCTGGTGACGCTGATCTTATTACTAAAGCTGATAGCTTAAAAAATGAAGTTGCAATTCAAAAAGAAAAAGTAAGAATTGCAAAACAAAGACAAAACGATGCGTATGCACAACAACAGGCTGCGGCTTATCAACAACCGCAACAAGTACAACAAGAACAACCAGTTGAAGTACAGCCTACACAAGAGGCTTTACAATGGAAGTCACAAAACAGTTGGTTTGGTGAAGATCCAGAAGCTACACAATACGCACAATATACTCATGTAAACTTGGTTAATGAAGGTTTTGAACCAGATTCAGAAGAATATTACAGTGAGTTAAATAACAGAATTTATAAAGTTTATCCAGATCTTAAATCTGGAAATGCTGGACAAAGTGAGGGCAGGCCCGCTGTGCAAAGAGTCGCCTCCGCTTCCGTAGGAAGTCGGCAAAAAACACAAGGCAAAAAGAACGGTGTGCAATTTTCTAAAACAGAAGTTGAACGACTCCGTGGATTAAAACCACATGGCATGACTGAAGATGCCTGGCTAAAATCCGTTGCTAAAGAAAAACAACGAATTGCATCTAGGGAGGCAAAATGACGACTGAAAAAGATATGACACAAACCAGAAACTCGCGTGAATCCGAGCAACACGCTAAAAATACTCGTAGACAACCATGGCGACCAGTAAGAAAACTTGAAACTCCTCCGCCGCCAGAAGGATACGAATATCGATGGATAAGAGAATCCATGCTTGGCCAAGAGGACAAAGCTAACGTAAGCAGAAGAATTAGAGAAGGATGGGAACTCGTAAGAGGAACCGATCTCCCTAGTGAATTTTCTTACCCTACAGCAGACGAAGGAAGACATGCTGGTCTTGTTTATAGTGAAGGCTTGCTATTAGCAAAAATACCTATTGAAACCAAAGAAGAACGTAATGCTTATTACGAAGATCAAACCCGTCTTAAAAAAGAGGCTTTAGACAATAATATGTTTACTGAATCCAGAAAAGACGGCAGGTACATTAAGTATGATTCTGATAGGAAGTCAAACGTTACTTTTGGAAAAAAGTAATATAATAGGAGAATATTAAAATGGCTAATAAAGATAGCGCATTTGGATGTAAACCTGTTCGCATGATGGGCGGAGCACCATATTCTGGAGGTCAATCCAGATATAGAATTGCTAGTGGCGCTACGACACCTATATTCCAAGGAGACTTGGTAACTCAGCTAACAGCTGGTGTTATAGGTAGACACGCCGCTTCTGGTACTGTTCCGATTGTCGGTGTGTTTAACGGTGTTCAATACACTGATCCAACAACAGGCGAGCAAGTGTTTAAAAATTATTATCCAGGCAGTGTTTCTGCTTCGGATATTATTGCAAGCGTAATTGATGATCCTAATGTTGTATTTGAAGTACAAGCAGACGACACATTTCCTGTCGCCGACTTGTTCGGAAACTTCGACATTGTTGACGGATCACCAGTTGGCGACACTTCATCTGGGATTTCAAACCTAGAACTTGACGTGACTACTGGAGCTACTACAGCTACATTGCCACTCAAGTGTATAGATATATCCCAGGATCCCGATAACGATGATGTTGCATCATCAAACACCAATGTTCTTTGTGTGATTCAAAACCACATAATGGGACAAAAAGGTGCTGGTTTAGCATAAGGAGGCTAAAATAAAATGGCAATTTCAAGAGCACAATTAGCGAAAGAGCTAGAGCCTGGTCTAAACGCACTTTTTGGAATGTCCTATGATTCTTATGAAAGAGAGTATGAAGATATTTTCGTGATTGAGGATTCAAATAGAGCATTTGAAGAAGAAGTCTTAGTGACTGGTTTCGGTTCTGCACCACTTAAGTCTGAAGGACAAGGGGTTCAATTTGATAACGCATCTGAAAGTTACAGTGCACGTTATACGCATGATACGATTGCGTTAGCGTTTGCTTTAACAGAGGAAGCGGTTGAAGATAACCTTTACGATTCTTTAGGTAAAAGATACGTTAAAGCATTAGCAAAATCTATGGCTAACACCAAAGAAGTTAAAGGCGCTGATGTTTTAAATAATGCTTTCTCATCTAGCTTCACAGGAGGCGATGGAGTATCACTTATTAACACTGCTCACCCACTATCTGGTGGTGGATCAGCTGCGAACAGAGCTACTACTATGGCTGACTTAAATGAGGCTTCATTAGAAGACGCATTGATTGATATTTCAACTTTCACAGATGATAGAGGTTTAACAATTTCTGTCCAAGCTGACAAACTTGTGGTACCACCACAATTAGTGTTTGTTGCTGACAGAATCTTAAACTCTCAGCAAAGATCTGGTACAGCTGATAATGATATTAACGCTATAAAAAATACTGGGGTTTTACCTGGTGGTTATAGCGTCAACCATTATCTTACTGATCCAGATGCTTTCTTCATCCTTACATCTGTCAATAGCGCAGGCGAAGGTCTAAAAATGTTCCAAAGATCTCCAATGGAGACTTCAATGGAACCAGACTTTTCTACTGGCAATATCAGATATAAAGCGAGAGAGAGATATTCATTCGGTTTCTCTGATTGGAGAGGAATCTACGGATCTCAAGGTGCATAGTTTGAAGTCGTAATACACTTTATTACTCAGTATTACAATTTTAAGGGCCTTTATTGGCCCTTTTTTTTGCTTGGAATTAATTAAAATAATATGTATAAATAGTTGCACAAAGTTGCAATATTTAGTATATTAACTATGTGGGAATTGTAATTAATCAAAAAAACGGAGGCAAAATGCTTAATGACGATGTATTGAAAAAGACCACCGAAGACGTGTGGAAACTAAATGGTTTTGAATTATTCAAAACTTTAGCGGAAAAAGAAATAATCGGAGAAGGAACAGTTGAGGCAACTAAATTGTTTGATGAAGATTATTTGTTTAATTACAGAGTAGCTTTGGCTGCAAAAATGTATGAAGAAAAAACTGGTGATAAACTAGAGGAGGTGGTTTGATGGCTGATAATTTAAAATCAAACATAGAATTGTGTGAAGATCTTTACGATACCAGACTTGGTAAAGGCAACTGGGCTTTGACCAATTATGGTGGCGGGACAAAAGTTCTTGTAAAAGGCGAAGAGGGTTTTCATTGGGGATATTGTCAACTTAAAGACGATATGGTCCATGAAATAAACAAACATTTTGATAACGATGTTGACATGTTATTAACACATAGCTTTGGAGGTGCGGCGTGATAAAGAATGTAATTTACAACAAAGACTCAGCTGATAACGCAGTTGTGGTTGAAAATTATCCTTGGGGATACAAGCTGAGAACTAAGAGAAAATACTGGATTGAGACAACCAAAAGAGGTGACAGACTTTGTTACCAAACTCTAAATCCAAAAACTGATAAATGGTGTGCTGTTAAAAAGAGCACTTATGCTGGCATTAAGGTTCTTTACGAAAATGAAGACGGCTATATAAAAACTCTATCTTTAAAGCCAGAGTGGGACAGCAAAGAATGGCTTGCAGAGTTTTTAGATCTTGTTGACGAAACTAATTTGACTGATGCTCAAAGAGCTAAAATTTGTGAAACTAAAACAATTCATCATTGCAGAAAATTTGTAAAGGTTAAGTATGAAATTAACCCACAAAGAACTCCAGAAGAACAAGCAAAAAAAGATGCTGAACAAGCGGAGATCAAAAAGAAGATGAACAATTATGCCAACCATATCTATGGTGAGTGCTTAGTTAAAAATGGAATTGCATAATGATACCAATAAATAGAATATTTGTTGACATGGACGGAGTCTTAGCTGACTTCGTCCAGGGTGTTCAAGGACCAAAGTATTTAAATGGCCCTTTAACTGATCATCTTTATGACGACAATAAGATCGAACTAAGCAACAAAGGCTTGTTCAAAGATTTACCAGTTATGCCTGGTATGAAAGATCTTATAAATGCAGTCAAAGATACAGGCGTGTACTGGGAGATTCTTACCTGTACTGGCGAGCTGAATAGAAAAAAAGTAGCACAAGACAAAACCACCTGGATCAGAGAACATGTAGATCCAGGAGTCGTTATCACCTGTACATTCAAAGGTGAGCAAAAAGCAGCCTATGCTAAACCTGGTTCTATACTGATAGACGATAGACCTAGAAATATCAAAGCCTGGACCGATGCAGGTGGTATAGGTATTCTCCATAAAAATGCAGCTGACACTATTGCGCAGCTGCAAGATCTAACTAGGTTCCTAGTTGCGTAAATAACAGCCAAAAGGTATTATCAATCTTGTAGAACTAATTGTTGCGGGCATGGTGTCCGCAATGGCTAATTTATAGGAGGCTGATTATGACTACGCATTTTACTTCGGGTGTTACCAATGTTTCTGGAGACGGAACATTAGGTAAATTAAAAGCTCCCGCACCACACAAGTATCATTCATATTTTAA